ACCGCTCCTTTACCCACGCAACCCCGCAGACGCCGAGCCAGTATGCCGCCTCGATGGATTGCCCCGCCAGATTACAGCGCCGGTCCAGATGCCCCAGAATCGCGTTACCTTCACGCGCCGCCAGCCTCGATGCATCCGAATCGTTCATCGGAACAACCGAAGCGTCCGGTTTCGTCGTGGTGACCAGAGCCACCCACTTCGTGAGCAATGGTTCGATCAGCGGATCAGTGATGTACCGATCCTGCTCGTTATCATCCATCAGCGATATCGCACGATGCGTCGCATCATCCCACCCCAGCCACTGGCGCCCCTCCATCATGGCGATATTGAGCGTCCAGTCACGTTCCAATGGTTGACGCGCCCGCCGCGCCCGAGTGAAGCAATCCTGCACGAACGCCGACAGCCGCTGGTCGGCGCCAATCTGGTCTTGTGATCGACCATCCTTCGCCTCGTAGTCCCTGGGCGTTAATTCAGACTTGGGATTATCTGGATCATTCAGCTTCGGGACATTGGCAGACGATCCGCCAAACCAATTCGGCATTCTCATGTGATTATTTCTTGCCCGCGTCCACCAGAGGCTTCAGAAGCCCCGCCTGATCAAGCGTCGAATCCCCGAACGTCGCCCGAATACGCGCGATCAGCGCCGCTTTTTGTTGCGCCGCGATCTCCACAATCGCCGCCGGAACATCGTCGATAAATTTTACGGGACGACTACCACTCACCAAATACTCCCCCGTCGCCACCAGCGATTCCTGATACGCGAGGAAATCCTCCTCGTTTTGGAAAGCGACATCAAACGATTCCTTCGTCGTCGCATTGACGAACGACCCGATAACACAATTAGTCATAGCGATTCCTTCCTCACCTTGTAGATAGCAAAATAATATTCGTGACGTAGGCGACACACCCCACCAACGCCGCGAGTAGCATCAAATTCAGGACTTGACCTGGCGTCTCGCGCCCCGGAGGTTTTATCGACATCACAGCTTCCTCTTCGCCCGCTCCGCTCGTCGCGGGAACAACACATGGCGCCCGATTCGCAGCAGGTACAATTCCCGCCAGATGAAAAAAAAGCCCGCCCCCATCGTCAGGACAAGCATAATAAATAAGAAATGAGTCATCACTTCTTAATATTTTTTCTTCATCCGCATGGCCATCGTTCTGTCCTGCTTCATGTCCGTAGGGGAATTCTCGGCGGCGCCGCTTTTCATGTCCGCCTTCATATCCGCCTTGCTGCCTTCCATTTTCTGCATCATCCGCACCAGCTTCATCTGCGCGTCAGACATCTTCTTCTTTTTCATAACTTCCTTTTCCCTCGCTTCTGCATCCATCTCGGCGCTACCGCCGCATTCTGCGCTACCGCTTCCGGCGCCGGCGGCGACTTGTACGGGCGAACCATCAGCCCGTAACGCCAGGAATCGCCCGCGTGGTCATCACGATAACCCGCATCCAGCTCGTCTGGATCACTGACCGCAGACATCGCGCCCGACAAAAACTTCACCAATCGCGGCGCCGCCCCACGCACGATCCACATCCGAGGATTCCCGTCCCGCCGAGCCGCGATCCACTCGCCGCCATTCGACCAGCCCGCCTTCCGATCCTTGACCGCCCGGACCGCCGGAACCCCACGCCGCCACCAGACCTCGACCGGATACTCGCCGAGCCGCTGCTCTGGATTCTCTGGCGGAAACGTCGACGCATAGTCAAACGCCACCAATTCCACCCGCGAACAATCCCAGACCCCGTCCGGATTCGCCTTATCAACAGGCGCCGCCACCCCTAACCGAGCGCACAAATCCAGAAACGACTGGCACTGCTGGGACGATTCCTGCCCCGCCTGGTAATGCTCACCCAGGACATAGATATCGCCCGCCTCATCAGAACAAAACACATGAGAACAAGCCGGAGCGTTCGTACCGTAATCGTGACTTGCCCAAATCTTCCAATGCCTCGGAATCGCAAACGGCGTGCATTCGTGAATCGCCTCGCGGAACTTCCCGAACAGCAGACCGCCCGCCCCGACCTCCTGCTGACATTCCCGGAGGAACGACTGCAGCGTCATGTCGTCGATTTCCTGCTGGCAAATCTCTAAATCTTTCCCGGACCACGTAGGGACGCCCTCGACGATGATATCCCTGCCGCCCCGCTCCTCCGTCCGCAACCCCTCGACCGCTATGATAACCGCAGGATCCTCACGATTCGCCAGCATCCGCAAATCGCCCGACAGCGTCTTCGACATGATCGAATTTGCGTGAATTCGATTCTGGACGAACACAATCGCCGCGTCGATAGAACCGGCCGGAATCACCCCTTGCGTGATCGTCTGTTCCTTTTTCTCGACCCTGGCGGCGCTGTCTCCCAATTCATCGATATCGTCCAGAACAATTCCGTCCGGACGAAGCGCTCCCAGCTTGACCCCACGCGCCCCGGCATCCAGACCGAACGCCAGCACACTGAATCCGGTATTGGTTCTCAGCATGGACGCCGACCAGCCCTTGCTGTAGCCGTATCGGTTCACCGCCCGCTCAATCCCCAGCGATTCGAATATCTCCGCGATGCTCTGGACATGGCGATCCGCCGCCTCTTGCGTCCGAGAACAGTAAAGCCAGAACTTCCGCGACCGCCGGACGCAAGACCGAACAATCCCCAGCTCCACCGTGGACGATTTACCGTGACCTCGCGGCCAGCACTCGATCAATGCGCGAGGCTTTACGCCCAGCTTTAATCCATCGAACCACTCCCACGCCCGCTCATGATGCGCCGCCATCGGAGCCGTTAGAGACGCCGACACCGCCAGCCATTCTGGGTATGCTAATTCTGCGCCTGGTAGGGGAGCCTCATCCTGCTTCGGAACCAGCAGGGACGCCAGCCCCTGCATCAGCGTGTCCTGCTTCAGTAATCGCCGCGAATTGGGACGCAATGACCGCACGGGTATCGGTATCGGTAACATATTGATCTAACAACCCACGCAACGTACCAACAACCTGCAAAAACCTTTCTTCCGTTACCGCCTGCTCCGCATTTTCCCGATCCGCCAGCGCCTGAGATTTATCTGTTGCAATGGCGGCCGCCATCACCAAGTCCTTGTAAGACGCCTCCTCAGACAGATTCTTCGCCGCCTCCAGCGCCTGATACGCCAGCGATTCCCACCGTTCGCGTAAACTCTCTTTTTTTATGACCGAAAGTTCAGTCATATTAGGGCGAATGGCTCCACCCTTCGCCCAATATTGCAATGTCTGAAACGGTATCCCCACCTGCTTCGCTGTCACCCGTACATTCCCGCGATTCGCCTCCAGATACGCCAGCGCCGTCGCTTTATCGTCCTCAGTGTAATACCGACGCGCCATCACTTACCCTTCTTCGCCGCCCTCATATTGTCGATCAGGTTAGGATACGGACGACCAGCCGCTGCCGCGCTTGCCTTCGCGCTTGCCTTCTGTTTCGACGACAACGGAGTAGATTTCTTTTCTCGCGCAGGTATGCGCGATGGATCAGGAGTATTCCATACCGCTTTTTTCATGGGCACTTCCACTTTTTTAGCGATAGATTGATACGCGATTTGGGATCAGACGCCGTCTTCTCAGACGTTAACTTCGCCTTCATCCCAGACATCCTCGCGCAGAACGACGCCTTCCGTCCGGCGGCCGCCTTCGTCTTCGGCGCCGGCGCTGGAGGCTTGAGATTATGTCCCGCCGCCTTCGCGCTTGCCCGTCCCGCCGCGTTCAGTCCGCCGGACGGACTCTGCCCCGCCTTTCTCTGCCATGCTGGAGTTTTCATCGTTGTTTCTGTCTCAGTTCCAGAGGTTTCAAAACGTCAGTATTGAGTATCCCGAATTTGTACTTCTGGAATCGTTTTGTGTGACGTTGTACGCGCCGATCCCGCTCCCGCTTGAACGCCCGAAGCGTCAGCCCTTGCTTAGCGGCCTGTTGCTCATCTTCGCTCATGATTTCCCCGCCAGCGTCCGAATCAAGCATGGCGCATCATCCCGCACAACCTGTCGATGCAAATCCCGGTAACACGCAGGAGTCCGCGTCAGAAGATGACGATCACGGTAGACCATGCCGCCAGCCCGCGCAGCGATACGCCGGATGGAACTATAGGAATCGTGACGCTTATCCCGATCTGGATGCATGACCCCAGCAAATAGCGATAGCGCGTCTCGATCCGAATCTGTCATTGATATTTCTGACGTAACGGTAGACTGTCCGCCCGTTTTTCCCTGTCATCATCGCCAGGGACGGTCGGAGAATAGTGTGATGCAGGTATCCTTCCTGCGATATTGTCGAGGTAATTTTAGCGCAATAATCCCATAAATAGGGGATTAAATCATAGTTAGTGTTGGAATAACAGCACTAATGACGCATAACGAGGCCCACAGCCAGCGCCGCCGCATGACAGTAGGAAGTTTTTATCGAGTAACGCGCCTCAACATAGCGGCGCAAGCGGGTACGGTAGCGAGTAGCGCTCTCTTTGTGGATTCCCATGCGTATCGCCGCCGCCCTATACGTCAACCCATCGACGACAATCAGCCTGGCATAGGCAATCTCCGGCGCCCCGGACGGCAAATACTCACAGGGAACAGACGGCATGGCGCCCTCCGCATTCAGACGACAAACAACAACACCGTCATTATACCGTCAGAAAAAAGAAGCCCGGTCAACGTTGACCGGGCTTCCTTTCACTTATTGCCTCGCCTCATGACGAACGCCACCGGCGAAAACTCCCGCGCCTTCTCCTGCAAGTCCGCCCCGCTGAAGCGCACATACCTCGCTGTCATCCGCGGCGAGGTATGTCCCATCAAATCCTGCAGCGCCCGCGAATCGCCGCCCGACAGCAAAAACAGCACCGCGAACGTATGACGGAATGCGTGAGGATGTACCCCTGCAACCCCAGCTCGTTCTCCGACATCCGCCAGGATCGAGCGAAGACCGTGCCGCGTGATTCCCTGCCCGATGTTGCCGCCGGATTCCGCCACAAATACCGAACCCGCGAGATCCTCGCAAGGCATGGACGCATTTAGATACGCCCACAGCGCCCGATTCGTGTCGGCGGACCAGTAGACCGTCCGCCGCTTGTCGCCCTTGCCGCTGATCGTCGCCCGCCGCTGGTCAAAATCCATTTTAGACCAGGTTAAATCGCACAATTCCGTCGCCCTCAGCCCCGTATCGAGCAAAAGAAGACAGATAGCGTAATCCCTCAGATTCCGTATCGAATTACCCTGTTTCTGTTTCGCCGCCAGTAGAACGCGACGGATATCCTCGCGTGAGAACACCCGGAAGTCATGGACGCCCTCGCGGTCGATAATAGCGCGTACCGACGCCATAGGCGATTCGGAAATATACTGCTGCGCGACCATCCAGTTACAGAGCGTGGTGATATGACGGCGGTAATCCGCCACCGTGCGGGCCGCCACCGCACGATACCGGACCGAATCCGCAACGCGGCGCCCGGTCTTGTCACCGCGCACCTCGCCGACCTCGCCCCAGCGACCCTCCGGCAGCTCATGCGCCGTCTGGAGATAGATAAAGAAGTGGCGTATAGCGTCTGAATCAAACGAGCGACGGCCTTCGCGGCGAAGCCACCACAAGAGCTTCCCCGAGACCAGCCGCACATTATCCAGATACGTGGCGCTACAGCGCCCCGATTTACAATCCAATACCCACGACTGGATGTATTTATCCAGCGATTCGATAGTCACAGTAGCCGGTTTTACCCGGCCAGCGACGGGCGCTGTTTTCCTGCAACGTTGTGTTCTGATAACCATTTTGAGCGTACTTTCTGAAAAAGACACGCCCGTTTACAACCCAAAAACCCCGAAATGACCTATCTACATCTATCAATTAGCCGTAATAACCGACAGATGTATGGGCAGTACAGGATTTGAACCTGTGACCTCTTCCGTGTCAACAGTGTGTTGTGTTTTGAGAGGGAATCACATTTTTTGAGAGGGAACAGCCAGATAAACGGGCGAGAAAAAACGACAACGATGTGGTCACTTTGCACGATAGGGATTCTGTGGGCATTTATTTTTTATACGCGCCCCCCCTATAGGAAATGAAAAAGAAATAATAAATAATAAATCGCCATCAATCCAGAAACGCCGTGTTTCAACACCTGTTATTCGTCTGTGAAATCTATCGGCGGCCCCCATCCTAAAAGAGACGAAATGAGCTTCAATGCAAACAAAATCGCAACCGCCCACCACGCTTTTTTCTGAATCCAATCCATAGCAGTGCAAATGAAATCAACCGTCGCATTCAGCCATTTCAGCCGGGGAAATTGCCCTGAAAGAATGGCGAACGGCAACAGCGCCCATCCAAAGATGAAAGAGAAAGCGATAATGCCGATGGCAATCATGAAAAGCGTGTCGCCCATCGGTTCGCCGTCCCATCTCACCGCCGCTTGTTCCTCCGGTAGAACCCGACCACGATCCCGGCAATCATGAACGACGGCGCCGCAATACGCCCTTCGCCGTTGTAAGGCTCCAGATATGGCGGGACGCCCTCCCGGTAGACTTTGCAGGTAATCCCATCCAGCCCCAGTAGCGCGATGACCTCGTCGCCATCGTTCGCCGTGCGCGATTCCTGGACGAACAGAATGTCGCCGTCCTTGTACGCCGGTTCCATCGAATCGCCCGCCACCCGGATCGCCCGGACGTTATCAGGTATCGCCTCGCCAGCCCGGACATCGTAAGCATAATCCTGTCCGGCGCCGGTATGCGTCATCGATGCTGTGGCGCTACCCTGCACCAATGGTATCGAGCGTAGAATGTCCGCGTTCACATCGGGACCAATCAGACTAATAGCATCATCGGAAAGCGACGGCGCATTCGGTGACACGCGATGCGCCAGCTGGGGATAACCGGCAAGCGTAAGGTAACGCGCCAGAGTAGATTCTCGATCCTCCTGTGGCGCCGCTGCTTCGACAAACTTGATAATGAATTCGGGACGGACGCGCAGACCGCGGGCCATATTGTAGATAGTCCCACGACCAACGCCCGTAGCTATTTCTGCCTGAGCATAAGACCATTTACGACGGTCTAACGTGTTTTTGACTTCATCTGCAAGCATTATCAATCTCCCTTTTTCGCCTATCAATTCACTGGCATTGCGCGACTGCTGATCCACAAACACATCATACAGCAAATTGAAAGTCGTCGTCAAAGTTAGTTTCAAAGTACCGTTGACACAGATTGTCAAAGACGGTATTATACATTCAACAAACTTTGATGAAAGAGAATTTGTATTTGTTAACGCACGAACAGGAAGCCCGCATCATCCAGATGTGGGAACAGACTGACCTCACTCGCGCCGGTATCGCCAGTGAGATCGGCCTCTCATACAACACATTCACGCTCTACTGCGAACGCGCCGGCCTCTTTCTGAGAGAGAAGCGGGAAGCCTACAAGGCGCCCCGTCCGGCGGTCGCCGAAGATGAACCAGACTCCCTACCTACAAAAACAAAAACGCCCCCCCTGCGCTAACAGGAAGGGCGTAGAAACGGACACGTTATGTCAACCATAAACATCTTATCACGCAACACGAAACGCGCCCCGCTGGTCACCGGCGGCCAGCTCTCGTATCGCACCGTCCTCCTGCCCGTCGCCCGCGTCGCCAGAGCCTACGCCATGTACGCCGCCAACCCGCGATTCACCGACGTTAGCATGATCGTCTCGCCCACCAGCCCGAACAACGGATACGTGACATTCCGGCCCAGCAACCCGGAATGCGCCGAACGCATGATCGAGCAATTCAGCGACGACCGCGCCCGCCGCGCCCAGACAACCCTCGACAACGCCCTCACCTACGAGTGGGACAGCAACCCAGACGGTTCCGAAATCTGCTACTCGCCCAAGCTCAACAAAGCCACCGGCGAAATCACCTACGACGCCTACACCGTGTCGCCGACCTCCTGCGACTGCGCGGACTATCAGTACCGCTGCCGCCGCCTCAACGTCCAATGCAAGCACCAAATAGCGCAGAGCCTGCGCCGACAGGAAGGACTGTAACCATGCCAAATATCGAATTGCGTCAACGAGCCATCGAGGCATTCACCGCCCGACGATTAGAAGAAGATGCCGCCTCACAGCGGCATCTCGAAAACCTGAAGGAAGAACGAACTATCCTCGTATCGAAAATCATCTCGGCAATGGAAAAGCGGGGGATACTCAACCCCGATAGTATCGACAGAATCAGCATCGAATGCCCGAACGAAATAGCCCGAAACGGCAGAGTGACCATCAACCTGCCGTGCGATTTTATCAAATTCGACGGTAGCTTCTGGCGCCTCCAATATTACTACGATGTTGCAAAGGGGGGAGTATACGACCTCGAATGTTGCCCCCAATGTAGCGCCCATATAGAAGACGACGAATGGGTAAAAATCCAATCCCTCGCGGACTATGGGGAGTACCTGTACTACATTGACACGGAAGAAGGGAAATGACCATGCCCATCTTCACCGCATCCGAACGACAAACCGCCCTCCATCTCACAGTCTGTGAGATGGAGAAATTCGATCCTCTCCAGCGAGACGGGTACATGACCCTCTGGACAACAGCACGACGCGAGGAATGCTACGAGTCATGGAAGGCGCGCTACACATGGTCGCCCAAACTCGAACCAGACAGCAGCCGCTCCGAAATGGCGTTCGCCTACACCGCCACCGCCACCGCCCTCGCAGGATACAGCGCCCTCTGCGCCTATTCCCTCATCGCGCAGCCCCTGCATTTCCTGCCGAAGAACTTCTCGATCACCTGGACCGAGGTAATCGTCACCCTGCTCGGCGCCTACCTCGCCGCGCTCATGTCAGCCATCGAAGGTTCCGCGCACGAAACAGAGATACCCGCCCAGCCGGAGCGAGTAGTCTGTAGCACCCGCCGCACCACCCGCCGCTGCCACGAATGTGGCAAGGCATATCTGGACACCCGCCTGACCTACACGCCCACCCACCAAGACGCAGACGGCAAAATGACAGGCGGCTACCTCCTGCAAGAAATCTGCTCGTCGCCCACCTGCAACTACATCCACACGCCCTAATCTCGACACAGAAAGAAATCCATGATCCCTATCGATCCCGAATTCACCGCCACCGTCGCCGCCCAGCCGATCAGCGACGCCCTGCTCACCATCCTGACACGCGCCAAAGGCAACCTGAGCCAATTACACGCGGAGATCGCCGCCCAGAACCTGAGCTTCGACGACACCATCAGCGAAACCCTCGAATCCGTCGCCGCGAACGCCCTCGCACTGTACGCCCTCTGCCTCAACATCGAAAAACACGGTATGCAGGACACCGAGAGATCCAACGAAATCATCTCGCATCTGGTCGATCTGTACGGCGGCGACGAGTACAGCAGTACCCTCATGTGCGAATGGAATCTCCTGCACGACGAGCGCTATCACTCCCTGATACAGGACATCACCGGATACTCCCTGATCATCCTGCGCGAAATCTTCGAGGAATCAACCAGCGATATCCGTCGCATTTATGGCGTCAACGATTCGCGCGAAGCGATTATCCGAATGTATAACGCCACCCACCCACCCATCGCGCAGGAATCCGGCAGCTTGCAATGGACAGCCGCGTAATCACCCGACAATCCGCACCCGCAACACCAACCACGACGCGTCGAAAGGCGCGCCGTGGTTGCTCTTTGCTTACCGCCCAACGCGCCGTAATCGCGAGCGGTAAGCCGCTATTATCATACGCCCGTTTACGACCAGACACGAAAAAATGACCATCACCCTGTTAAACACCGCCGACGAAATCATCATGCGCTGGGAACACGATAACGACCCCTACGCGGGGAACCGACGCCTGATCCTCATGGCAGACACATTGTTCGCGCCAGGAGCCGCACCGCTTCGCCGCAAAACCTACGCCTGTTCCGTCCAGCTTGCCGAAACCGGCAAGCCCATCGCCCACCATATCCCTGCGTCCACCGCCACCATTTACTGCGACGATCCCGGCAAATACACCGCCCGGTATCGCGTCGAACATCTGACATGGAAACCCATCGAGCTATTCATCCCCGAAGGCGAGGGACAAACCAAATTCGGCGATTTCACGGACTACGAGCACCAGCGTTTCAAGTTTGAATGGTCACATCCGCCCATCGGATGGACATCCGAGGCCGGCACCATCTACCTGCGCTGTCTCGAAGAGTCGCCCTTCCCGAACGACGACGATAAGGGATTCGCCTTCTGCCGCGCCCTTTCGCGCACCCACCGCCTATGGGACTGGTACACCATCCACATCTGCGGACGCAACCTCTCCTACGCCCGCCTCGTCCGTGCCACCCCCGTCGTCACCAGCGCCCCGAAGATAGCCAAGAAGAGGGGAGTACGCCAGTAATGCCGCAAATCACCCCAAAAACCGTTATGAGAATGGGCCTTGTCGAACCGGGAGATATCCCTGACGCGGTACACAACGCCCGTCTGATTGCCCACGCGCCACAGATGTACTCTGACCTCATTGATTTGATTGAGAGTGTTGAATTATTGCCGGACGCAAGCGACCCTGAGACTGATTTGTACATCGCTGTTAACGTCGCCCGTATCACGCTGGATCGAATCAGGGAGGCGCAATCATGACCATCGAAATCATCAAAATCGAATACAAACACAT